AAGAAGAAATCATCCAAAGCTACCTCGCTGGTGAAATTGAGTGCGCAAAAGTAGGTATCGATTTTGTCTGCGCCAATACAGGGAAGGGTAAGTGATGATTATTAATCCAGAGGCAGTGTTTAACGTGACTGGCATCGAAAAGTCATGGGATGAATTTGAGAAATTCACATCTAAAAACGAAGATAAGCTCAAATCAATTGAAAAGCAGGTTGCTTGGGATATTTGGGTTGCATCCCGCCAAGCGCTGGTTGTTGAGTTGCCAACGATAAACGATGTTGATTTTGGTGATAGCAATGGCAGCTCGGCATTTGATGAAGGCTTCGATGTTGGGTTTGCTGATGCAGTTGGAGAATTTAAGGCTAGATTGTGCAAAGCAGGAGTGTCATACAAGTGAGCAAAGCAGATTGGAGCAAGGCGCCTGAATGGGCGGAGGTTTATGCGGATGGGTGTTTTTGGAAAGATGGAAAACTTCTACCAAAGCCTGCGCAGCTTTATCATGACTACGAGCCACGCCCAAAGGAATGGCCATTAGAGCAGCGCATCGAGCAGATTGGCCAGAATGGCGCTACAGGTGAGCATTATAGCGCAGCAGAATCAACGCAGAGCCACGATAACCAAAAGCCTGCATCAGCGGCTGACTTTTTATCAGAAGGGCTTAAAATCCTTTCTGAGCGCGGCAATCAATATGGCAGCAATCAGCGCGAGTGCAGTTTCCCGCAAGCGGCTGATGCTTTTAATGCAATCACCGGTCATAGCTTGAAAGGATCTGACGTCTGCCTGATTATCGCGTTGGTTAAGCAGGTGCGCCAATATGCGCAGCCGCGGTTTCACGAAGATAGCGCCGTTGATGCGGTTAATTACCTGGCGCTGCAGGCTGAGTTGCTGAAGAAGGAGCGTCAATAATGTCATTACACCGCGAAATACGCAAAAAAGCCGCCAACAAACAACTGCGCCTGTCAGAGCTTGGGCCGAATAGTCTTGAGATAGCGAAGCGCATGATTGCCAGTGGGGAGTTGTTGGCTTTGGGTGATGGGATATACCAACTGAATGAGGTTAAGAGATGAAAATTAGAATCAAGCGGGCGAATACTGTTGATGTTTGCATAGATGGTTTCGCAATGAGCTATAAGAAATATACAGCTTTGCTGGACTATCGCGACGAACTCCGCCAGCACGCGCTATGGAATGAAAAGAAATGCAAATCCTAATCCGACTCCGCAAAACCGGCCAAGTCATTCACGCCATTAGTTATGGTTTTGGCGCGTATGATGTGAAAGGTAATATGTATGGCAAAAAGAGTTATTTGCTTTTGAAGGTGTTGCGCTAGCTGGTCGGAGTTGTGTTTTAGGTTGGTTGGTGTAGTATTTGTTTTGTAGAACTCTATTCGTTAGTGATTGGATGTTCAGAGAAATGTCAGTGCTTCCGGCAAGTTGCTTACTGGCCTTTTACAGATTTACGAAGCCCATCGTTAACGGGCAATTTAGTTTATTGTGTTGCCGTCTGTATGAAAAACTAATACAGGCACTATCAGCGGCAGGTTTCTAGCCTGAGCCATTATGCGCCACATTTTGCCAGCGCCGCTGTGGCAGTCGGCAACACAATGAGCTGAATGCGTGAAGCGCTTCCGGTGAGAGCGGTAGTATAAAGACATCATCCGCTTCAAAACGACAGGATAAAGGCACCTGCCAGCTCATTACAAGTCACCAATCCGAATCCGACCAATGCAATGCGACCTTGGCGGAGAGGAGGCTGCAGACTTTGGTTGCAGCACAATTCCGAACGTTCCCCCGCTGTTGTTCAGAGCCACTTTAACGAGTGGCTTTTTTTTGCTAGACTCTACGCAATGAGGCAGTGCCTCGTTAACTTAGAGGCTGTGCCTGATGAAATTTCCAGAGTATAAAACAAAACCAACCGCAGATTTAATTCCATACGCACGAAACTCGCGCACTCACAGCGATGAGCAAGTGACGCAAATCGCCAGCAGCATTAAAGAGTTCGGCTTTACCAATCCAGTGTTAATTGACGCTGATGGCGGCATCATTGCCGGACATGGGCGCGTTATGGCTGCGAAAAAGCTAGGCATTACTGAGGTGCCTTGCATTGAGCTTTCGCACCTAACTGAAGCGCAGCGGAGAGCTTACGTTATCGCAGACAACAAGCTGGCGTTAAATGCTGGTTGGGATGATGAAATGCTGCGCGTCGAATTCCAGGAATTGCAAGACCTTGGCTTTGATGTTGAGTTGACTGGCTTTTCAATGGATGAGATTAATGCGCTAACTGTTGAAGAAGTTGAAGGTTTGACCGACGAAGACGCAGTACCGGAAGCGCCAGAAACGCCAATCAGTGTGCGCGGCGATGTTTGGCTGCTTGGTAATCATCGGTTGATGTGCGGCGATTCTACCTCGATTGATGCGGTTGAGAATTTGCTTGAGGGTAATCGAGCGCAAATGGTTCACACTGATCCGCCTTACGGCGTCAGCTATCAATCAAACATGCGAACAAAATCTGACAAGTTTGATGTGCTTAAAAACGACGATGTTTTTCTAGACATTGCGCCTGTCATTGATGCCGTTTCAGATGGTTGGGTTTTCGTTTGGACTTCATGGAAAGTCCTCCCGCAGTGGTTTGAGCAGTTTAAATCGTTTGGCTATCCATCGAATCAAGTAATCTGGTTTAAAGGTGGCGGGGGCATTGGCGACCTTAAAAAGACATTCTCAAGCGACTATGAAACCGCTCTTGTTTGGCATCGCGGCGCAGAGTTAACTGGCAAGCGAATCGGTAGCGTTTGGAAAGTTGGTAAAGATGGCGCGACAGACTACTTGCACCCAACGCAGAAGCCTGTTGCATTAGCTGAAGAGGCTATCGACAAAACAACGAAAGCTGGCTATAGGGTTTTAGACCTATTCGGCGGAAGCGGTTCAACGCTGATTGCTTGCGAGAAAACAGGTCGCACCGCCTACCTGATGGAGCTAGACGAAAAATACGTTGACGTAATAATCAAGCGCTGGCAAGCCTTCACAGGCAAGCAAGCCATTCACGAAGCAACAGGCAAGACTTACGCGGAGATGTTACAATGAGAGGCGGCAAGCGTGAAGGTGCAGGCGCTCCACCGCATGAGCCAACCAAAGCAAGCCGAGATGCGGTAAGGCTTTACGCTGCAATGGGCACTCCACAAGAGGACGTTGCAAGGCTTCTTAAAATCGACGTCAAGACATTATACAAGTATTACCGCGAGGAATTAGACCTTGGCTTAGTTGCTGCTAATGCTCAGATTGGTGGAGCGCTATTTAAGAAGGCAATGGGCGGCGATACCACTGCCATGATTTTCTGGCTTAAGACTCGCGCAGGGTTTAAGGAAGCCAAGCACGAAGAAAAGACCGGCACCGACTCTGAAAAGCTGGTTGAGGCTCTTTCAACACTAATCGACAAACTCCCGAACTAATGCAAACAGGCAACCTGCAATTAGACAGACAGCTTGCGCGATGGTATGAACTAAAAGACCATCCTGTGCAGCTTAATCTGCTGACTGCTGTGAATCGCGGCGTCAGATTTCCGCTTGTGCCTGCAGGGCGACGCAGCGGAAAGACTGAGCGATTTAAACGCTTTCTGGTCAAGCAAGCAAACAAGGTAGTTGGTCAGTACTTCGCAGCTGCACCAACGCACCCGCAAGCAAAAAAGATATTCTGGCAAGACCTACTTGACATGACGCTTAGCTGCACTCACAAGCGCAAGCCAAATATCAGCGACCTGATTATCTACATGAATAACGGCTCAGAAATACACGTTATCGGATTAGATAAGCCGCAACGTATAGAGGGTATTCCGTGGGTCGGTGGTGGCATTGATGAGTTCGCAGACATAAAAGCAGACGCATGGGAAGCGAACATTTATCCGGCATTAAACACAGTCAATCCAACTCGGCCAAACTATCAAGCCTGGTGCTGGCTTCTCGGCGTGCCTGATGGCTTAAACCACTATTACGACCTGTGCGAGAAAGCCAAAACAGGCATTAGCGCTGAATATGAAGTCTTCCACTGGATGACCGAAGAAATATTCCCTGAGATGGCAGCCAGGGCAAAACAGATAATGTCTTGGCGTCAATATAACCAGGAGTTTCGCGCAGCATTTGAAACTGCATCTGGTCGGATTTATGACGGCTACAGCGAGAAGAATTACACTACTGAAACCATTCTGCCGCATGAACAACTCTGCTGGATGCACGACCAAAACTTTACACCGTTATCAAGTGCGATTGGCGTTAGGCGCGGCGAGAAAGGTAAGGATTTATATCTGCTGGATGAAATCGTGCTGACCAGTGCAGTTTCGCGCCAATCTGCTGAAGAATTTGTCGAGAAGTACAAGAACCACCAAAACAAAAAGGTTTTGATTTATGGTGATCCAGCAGGCAAGGCAGGCGAGAAGCACGGGCACAAGTCAGACTATAACGACATCGAAGATGTATTACGCGCTAACGGCTGGAAGTTTGAGCGTAGAGTCAAAGCAGCGCATCCTGCAATCAAGGACAGGCAAAACGCAGTAAGGGCTAAGATTTGCACGGCTGATGGTGTTGTATCTCTTTATGTCAATCCGAAGACTGCTGAGTGGTGCCACAAAGGCTTATCGACTGTGCAGCTGCAGCAAGGCTCGACATTTCAAGAAGACCAGAAAAACCAGTATCAGCACATTACAACTGCGATTGGCTACATGGTGGACTACGAATGGCCGGCGCACACTACGCCACTTGCTACCGGAGTGAAATTTGGCCGCTAGCTTAGCGAATAGACAGCCGGCAGTCATGGTCAGCATTAACGGCAAGCTGCATGTGCTGTCGATTGTTACACTGAGAATGCTGGCTAACGGCGAGGAATATAGCGGCGATGTTGACGAAATGATAAGATTACTTGCGACGGCAATAGTTCAACTGATGGATGACCAGTTATGACAACGATTGTATACGACCATAAAGCAAAAATGATTGCGGTGGATAGCCGCACAACAAGGGGCGCGGTAATCCTTTCTGATGAGAGCATCAAGTGGCGATACAATGGGGCAGACTTGATTTTCTTTTCTGGCACTATTGCGGATTTTGACGCTTTCATCGCCAGCTATGGGAAAGCCGGCAACAAGCCAGAATCAGTTGTTGATGTTGACGCTTTCCTTGTTAGGAATGGCGTTGTGTATGAGTGCTCTTTTTGCAAAAATACAGGCTATTGGGAGCTTCCACTTAAATACAACTCAGCAATCGGTAGTGGTGCCAATTTCGCATTGGCTGCGCTTGATTTTGATTGCGGCGTACTTGATGCTGTTGAGTACGCCAAGAAAAAAGATATTTACACCGGCGGGAAAGTGCATGTTCTTAATTTAGAAACGATGGCATTTTCATGAATAACATCATAAACGGCACCGAGCGCCGCACCGTTTATTTGGGAAGGTTAGCTGCCGACCTGCTCAAGTCAAAAATATTCCCAACTTTAGACGAAGCCTATCGCGCAGCTCGGCTTATTTTGTTGGATGCAGAGAATATCACCAGCATTACAAAGCTAAACCAAGTCACAGCGCAGATTCGCAAAGCTGTTACTGAAATCGACTCTGCAGGCTGGTCTGAAGTCACCAAGGAAATGGAAGATTTAGCCATTTACGACGCCGGATATTATGCCGGCTTAGTTGGCTCGGCTGCGTCGGTGAAGCTGAGTACGCCTGCGGATGAGAATATTGTTGGTTATATCAACAAGTCTTTGCTGTCACTGACTGAAGGCGGCAAGGTTGATTCTGGCACATGGGCGCAATTCACCAAGGCTTTCACAAACTCATATGTTGACCGCATTGACAGTATCGTGCGTTATGGCTCACAGCAAGGCCAAACAGTTAGACAAATCAGCGACAACATCAAGATGCTTTCTCAAGGTGAGTTTGCCAATAAGGCGACAACACTTGCTCGCACCGGAGTACAGCATTACTCAAACAATGCCCGCGAGGCAATGTTCATTGATAACGATGTAGATGAATTGGTTTACGTTGCTACACTCGACAACAGGACAACCAGCCTTTGCGCCGGCAGAGATGGCAAGCGATGGGAAATTAACGATCCAAAACGACCAGCATTGCCAGCACATTACAATTGCCGGTCAGTTTATATTCCGGCCATCGCCATGCAAGATGTCGATACTCGGGCAGCAGTGGGCGGCAAAGAAGGTCGAGAAGCTGAAAAAGCTTACAACGCTAAAAAAGAGACGCTAGACCAGCGCAGAGACCAAAGAGCTGAAGAACGAGAAGATGGCATTGAAACACCATCAACACCAAGCAAGCCGACATATCGCGGCAAGAAAGACTCTAACGCATTCAAAGCAGGTCAAGTGCCATACACAACATACGACAAGTGGCTTGAAAAACAACCAGCATGGTTTGTCGAATCAGCGCTAGGCAAAGAGCGGGCAAAGCTGTTTCTATCCGGCAAAGTGTCAATCAGCCAGTTTAATGACTTATCAGGAAGACCACTAACACTCGCAGAACTCCGCGCACTTGATGGCGGTTGATTTGGTTACGTGTAACCGACTATACTTGACAAAACGAATTGAGGCTGAGCCATGCTGGAAAATATTACAAAGCACCCTGAAGCAGCGCTGATGGAAAATGAAATCCGGAAGATTCGAGTCTGCATCAAAGGTTCGCCATTTGTAAAAGCTGAGCGCGAAAAGCTACTGCCTCACCCGTCATCATTAGACAGCTCAAGCCAGCAAGCGAAGATTCGGTATAGCCAGTACATTGACGGCGCAGAGTTTGACGAAATCCCAGGGCAGACGCTTAAGTCGTTAGTTGGCAAATTAAACCCAAACGCTGCAGATGTTGAACTGCCTGACCGTTTATCTTACTTGGAAGAAGACGCAGACGGCGACGGCTTGTCTTTGCGCTCTGCCATGTCTGAATCAATCGCTAATGCCTTGGCTGTGAAGTGGCATGTTTTAGTCTCTGATTATCGCGGATTATCTGACCTGCCATTAACTGAGTTGTCTATGGCAGATGCAGCACAGTTAAGCCCGCGCGCAACCATCAAGCAATACCCGCGCGAGAATGTCATTTATTGGCACTTTGAGCGCATCAACGGCAAGATGCAGCTGTCGTACATCATGCTGCTTGAGATTGGATTGAAGTTTGATCCATACAAGATGCTCAGTAACCGCATCGAGTCTTACCTAATTCTCGCTCTTGACGAAAAAGGTAATTATTACCAGCAGAAGATTGTCAAAAGCGAGGGTGGCATGGTAATTGGCGAGCGGTCTTACGTCACAGTAAAAAACCAGCCGCTTAAATGGTTGCCTGTGCAAATCCTGTCAGATGAGCCATTCCAATCTGGTTCAATGCCGTTAGAGCTTGGCTATCTCGCGCCAATCTGTGACCTGTCATTAAACCGGTATCAGGTCAGCGCAGAGTACAAAGAAGCTATGCGGATGCTACCGCCTACGACTAACTTTTACGGCATTGACGAGAATGCTTGGGGTCAGTTTAAAGCAGTGAACGGACGAGACTATGTGGCCACTGGTGCCGGCGCAGTTAACGTATTTGCTGCAGAGTCTCGCGGTGAAATCCTTGCTGCCAATATCAGTCTTGAGGGATACGAGCGATATTTTAAAGACAACGAAGCAAAGATTCGCGCACTTGGCGGATCATTCCCAACCAAGGCGCCTGCTGACAAGACCGCAACAGAGGCTAACATTGACTCTGCAGAGCAAACCAGCCGACTGATCACCCTGGCGAATTGCGTAGAAGAAGCATTCGAGCGGGCGATTCTGTATTGCGGCATGTTTGAAGGTTTATGGTCACAAGATGCAGTTGAGCAAAACGAGCAAGTTGTGATCGCACTGACTAAAGACTTCAGTGCAACCAAGCTGACGCCGCAGGAAGTTCAGCAAGTGCTGGCTGCTCAAATGCAAGGCACCATTGACCGAGAGGAAGCCATTAAGATTCTTTCTCAAGGCGGCTGGACTGTTAGCACGGCTGAAGACCTGCTAACGCGCTCTGATGGCGGAGATTTGATTAGTAACGCGTAACCGTTTAAACTACAAAAGCGCAGGCGGTGCCTGTGCTTGGATGAAACAAACAGAGGGTTGTACCTGATGGCTTTAGCAAAAGATATTTACGAGTCTTTACCTGATGTGGTGAAGGCGGATTACACAGAGCACGAAGGTGCATATGTGCCTGTTGGTGAACTGAAGGCGCAGAAGTTAAAAAGCTCGCTGAATGACTTAGACGGTAAGTTTAAAGAAACAACCGGCAAGCTCAGTGAGTACGAAAAGCGCCAGTCTGAATTAACGGCAGAAGCTGAGCGCAAGGCGCTTGAGAAGCTGAAGTCAGAAGGTAAGGTTGATGAGATTATCGCTGACGCTGAGCGCCGTATTGGTGAAACACAGCGTCAGTATGAAGAGCGGTTAAATAAACTGGTTGGCACGATCAAGACTGAGAAGCGGTCAAACATCGTTGCAGCACTGGCTGCAGAATTAGCCACAGAAACCGGCAGTAAAGCATTCCAGAAACTGGTTGCGTCGCGTATTGACGTTGATGCGGAAACCGGCAAGGTAACAGTTTTAAACGATGATGGCAGTGCCTCATCTTTAGATTTGGCGGGATTGAAAGCAGAGCTTGGCAATGATCCAAGTTATGCGCCGCTGTTAAAATCAGGCGTTGTAACCTTTGGTGGTGGCAACGCTAACGGCTCGCAAAGTGGCAGTGCCTCATTCGGAGCTGGCAAATTTGGCGGAAACCGAGAGGAACGCCGACAGGCCATTAAGGCAAAATTTAAACTACCAGAATGAGGTAAGACATCATGGCATTATCACAAATGCAGGTTTTTAACGAATACATCATGCCGGCAACTATCGAAACGCTTGGTCAGATGATTCAAAAGTTCAACGCAGCTTCAAATGGCTCAATCCGCCTGACCACTGGCGGTTTTGACGGTGATTTCCTGCAAGAGTCTTTCTTTGCTGGCATTCATGCCGCACAACGCCGCGTAAACCGTTACGCCGCCCAAGCCTCTGCAACACCAACCGACCTGACGCAATTACGTTTCAGCGCTGTTAAAGTTGCTGGCGGTTTCGGCCCAATCCGTTTTGAACCATCACAGTTGACTTGGTTAAACAAGCCAACATCTGAAGGTATCGAAGTGGCAAGCCGCAACTTTGCAGAAGCATTGTTAGCTGACCAGTTAAACACTGCAATCTTGGCTTTGCGTGCTGCATTAGGCGGTCAAGCTGCATTGGTTCAAGATAACTCTGCAACTGCCGGCATCAACCAAGTTGGCTTGAACCAGTCACACGCTAAGTTTGGTGACCGCTCAGGCAATTTAGTTGCTACGGTTATCAATGGTGCCGCTTACCACAAGCTGATTGGCGACAACCTGACCAACGCGCCGCAACTGTTCCAAGCTCAAAACGTGCGCGTCGTTGATATTCTTGGCAAGCCAATGATTGTTACAGATGCGCCTGCATTGCGCGTAGCTGGCACACCTAACAAGCTGTATGCAATGAGCTTGGTTGAAGGTGCAGCGACTGTTATTGATGCTGGTGACGTTATCAGTAACATTGAAACAAGCAATGGTCAGACTCGCATCGAAACCACTATGCAAGTCGATTATTCATTCGGTCTGGCGCTGAAAGGCTTCACTTGGGACGAAACCAACGGCGGCAAGTCTCCATCTGATGCTGCATTAGGCACTGCGACCAACTGGGACAAAGTGGCTACAGACAACAAGATGATGGCTGGCGTTATGTTAATCGGTGACGAAGCCAAAGCGTAATATCTAGCGGGGTTCGCCCCGCTTTCTTTCTGAGGTTGATATGAAGCCAGTGTATTTACCGATGCCGGTTAGTTTTGAAGAAAAGCGCGAGTGGAACAAGAAAGGTTATCAGGTGTTAGATGTAGCTTATGCTCCTGATGATTACGTCCCGCCAGAAGACGGCGAAGATTCCAACAGCAAGCAGAAGCCAAAGAAGCCGCCTTTATAGCGGCTTTTTTATTTGCCCGTTGTGCGCTAAACTGTTCAAAATTTGAGGGCGAGTAACAGATGGGCGCTTTAAGGTTTGCAACAGGCAGGCGCGTAACGATACCAACGGCGATGACCGGCAACGCTGGTGCTGGTTTATACAGCTTTCGCGTCAGGTCTGGACCGGCTGGGATAACGCTTCCTGCTTCTGGCGTTGCTGGTTTTATTGGCACATCACAAGCTACTGGCTCAAACGGACTAGCGACAAACGCATCCGGGCAGCTCAGGGTTTACCGGTCAGGCACAAACCTGTACGGATCAACAACAGCGCTCATCGTTAGCGGCGTACAGTTCGACTACACGCTGACACATCTTGCTAACGGCAACTGGGATATATTCAACAACCTGACCGGCTCAGCAACGGGGCAGTCAGGTACTTACACGCAGACACAGGCTTGGTCAGGCGGCACTAACGGGCTAAACCAATTCGGTAGGTCGAGTAACACAAACGCAGTTTACCTTGTCGGTGACATGGAAATAATCGCTGTCACTGGCTTGACGAACGCTCAAGAGTGGCAAGCTGATTTATCCGGCGGCACCGGGTTAACTCTGCCAACAGTTAGCGGCACAAATAACGGCACACTAGATGGTTTCGGCGCAACTGATGCTGATAACTGGATTGGATTTACATCTGCCGTCACATCAACCATCAGCTGCGACATTGGCGACTTCGGCTTTGCTATTTCAGCAGGTAACACAGCGCCAGCATTCTCTTCATCTGTTAATTGCGACATAGGCGCATTCGGCTTCAATGTTTCAGCATCTAACTCAGTGCCACTGGTTAGCGCTGACATTGCATATTCAATCGGAGATTTCGGATTCGATGTTGTTGCTGATAACCTGGCGCCATCGGGTGGCGCAACAGTCAACTTTTCAATCGGTGACTTTGGTTTTTCAGTAGATGCCAGCTCATCTGTTCCGGTAGTTTCTGCAGATGCAGTTTTTGATTTAGGTGATTTTGGTTTTTCAGTAGTCGCAAACATTGCCAGCAACAACGAGTCAGCATCTGTCGCATTTGACCTTGGCTCATTTGGGTTTGCTGCATCTGCCTCAGTCATCAACCCGCCAATCACTGCCGCGACAGCTTTTGATATGGGCAGCTTTGGCTTTTCAATCTTTGCAACTCAGCCATCAGAAGCGGCACCGCAAGATGGCGCATCAATTACATTTACTGAAAAATCACGTACAATTAGTTTTGTGGAATTATCGCGCTCGATCCGATTTGTTGAAGGCTCGCGCGCAATCAAATTTTGAGGGTTTACCATGTCAGCAAACGTTGCTTTACGAAACAAAATCCTGAACGACTACGGCGCAGCAATTGGCACCGGCACGCTAACCATTTACAGCGGCACAGCCCCGGCGAATGCTGACACGGCCTTGTCTGGCAATACAGCCTTAGCTGCGCACGCGTTAGCAGGCTTTGCTGGCGCATCGTCTGGCAGCATGACAGCCAATGCAATCGCAGATGTCACCATTGGCGGCTCAGGCACACAAACACCGACATTTGCCCGCATCGTGTCAGGCTCATATGTTGAACAACTAACAGTCGGCACAAGTGGCGCTCAAGTTATCGTCAGCTCGTTAAGCTACGTTGCCGGCGGCACGTCACAAATCACCTCTGTGACCATCACAAAAGGGGCGTAACATGCGATTTCCCCGCAATGCGAAGGTTGGCAAGGTCGATAGATACGAGGCGCAGATTGACGCTGACTGGCTCGGTACGGAAACGATTTCCAGCTGTCCCGTTACTGCATCAAATGCCAATGTGACCATCGGCACTGTGACCATTAGCGGCAATAGCGTATTCTTTATGGTGACTGGCGTTGCGGCTGGCAGTGTTGAGCTGACATTTAGCATTACAACAAGCGGCGGGCGCACAGACTGCAAACACGGCACAATCGTCACGGAGGAATGCTGATGGCTTTAATTACGCAAACAAGCATCAATGTTAAGGGCGCGGTTGATTTGCCAGTAACCACACTTACCGGCACTGACAGCTTTATCTTTCAGCCTGATGGCAATCAATTCCTGGTGATTGAAAACGGGACAGGCTCAGCAAAGACGCCTAAAGTTACCGGCTCAACTGCGTCGGCTAATTTCTTTGTGCGCGGATACGGGTATGTTGATTTATCAGGCGGCTTAACGTTCTCAGCAGTCGCTAACGGCGCATCAGCGGCAATCCCGCTGCATTCTATCAGGGAATGGCTTAAAGGCTCTGTAACGCTCACTGGCTGCGCTGGATGCAAAGCGTACATTGTCACGCATACGTCAGTGCCAAACGCTGAGCCATTATTCATTCAGGCTGGGCGCCTAATTGCGTCCGGCAAGTTAACGGTTAATTCAAGATTGTGGGGTTAATATGAGTATTGCAAAATTAGTTGCTGGCGTTGATGTTAATGATGAGGGTGGGTCTACGGGTTTAGAAGTCGCAACGGCGGTTAATGCTGTAATTGACTTGGCTGAGCGCCAACCATCGAGGCACGCGCCAACACTTGCGATGGACTTTTCTGCGCAGTATCCGGCAACTTACACTGTTGTATCGGGCACGCCAAACACGCTTGAAATTGCAGTTTGCCCATACAACGGCAAGAAAGGATTGCATATTGTCTCTGCATCAGCTAACGCATCAATTCAGATCCGGCTTGATAATTTAGTTTCTACTGAGTGGAACAACCAAGCGTATGCAATGTGCTACGACTCTGGCAAAACATATCAGCAACAAATGCAGATGCGAGTTTATTCTAGCGGCTCTGACTTTTGGGGCTATCAAAACGTTTTATCTTTAACGGCTCAGGGAGGCGATTCCACTGGCGGCGCTGTTGTCAGAACGTTCAACGATTCTCATCGCGCATCATCCGGAAGCCCAACAACCGGAACATTTACAATCACAGATTGCCAGCTGATTTTCCCGACCGGCACTGATTGGGATATGTGGATATTCGGCATTGGCGTTGGCGCATTTCGCAAGTCTCGGATCTGTATCGTATGGGATGATGGCAGAAATTCTAGCTTGACTCTTGGCTATCCAACGCTTGCTGGATACGGCATTAAAAAGCAGACTCTGGCGCTGATTAAAGACCGTGTTGATTTAGATGCAACAACTGTCACGCTTGGAATGTGCAAACAGTTTATTAATGCTGGCGGAGCGATAGTCCCGCATAGTCCGCACAGCCCAAACATTGTAGATCAATTCCCTGGCAATCCTTACGCTGCCGCTGCCGCTGTAAAAGATTGCGCTGATTACATTGAGGGGCTCGGGCTTGCTACGCCTAACTTTGATAGATGCTTTGTATATCCGCAGGGTAAATATCAGTCTGCACTTTTTGACACGACGTATATTGAAGCTTTGCGGGCGATCGGAATTGATATTGCTCGCATCAGCTTTATGCAAAACATCAGGCAGCAGCGAAATCTTGACGCGCACAGTCGGCTTGGTCGCTTAGCTTGTACTACCATAGGGCATGAATACGCCGGCTCATCTGGCGCTGAGGCTACAAACATCGCTACCGTAGTTCAGCGCATTACCGATTGCGCAACATACGGTGTTGACTGTTTTTTAATGCTACACTCGGTTGTTAAGCTGGCAAATACAGAGGCAAATGCTTACGAAATCACAATACCAAACTTAAAGCTGATTGGAGCGGCTATCAAAACCCAAGTCGATGCTGGTAAGATGGAAGCAGTAACGATGCCTGAGCTTGTCATCACAGAAAATAATTGGTGGAATCAATTTTAACGGAGCGTAAAAATGTCAAACAGCAAACAGAAACCGAAAGGCAAAACCGGTGGAAAGCCGGTTAAGAAATAATGGATATTGACCACTTAAAGATTGCCGCACTTGTTGCGGCTTTTTTCGTTAACTGGCGGTGCCTAGTGGCGGCTGTGATTTGGCTGGCTGATGTTGGAATTTACGAGTCAACGGAGACAGGTATTCAGCTGTCATTCTGGCTGATTATCCTTTATTGCCTGCCGGCGCTGTTAAATATCAAGTTTCCATACAAAGTTCATCAAGGTTTTTTACTGCTGTCTGCGGTAAACTTCCTTGCGTTAATTGACTATACTTTTTTTCGGTACGAGACAACGTTTTATCTGTGTTATCCTTGGCTTATCCATGGAATTGATTGTTGGATCATTTGGCAATTTCTGAGCAGCGGAGGCAATCAGGATGTTGGACTTTTTGCCAAGCAGCTGTGTAGACGCGCTCAGGATTTTATTTTCTCTTGGTCTTATCGTATACTGCTTTTACCTGTTGCGCGTAACGAAAAGAAAGCAGAGAGAGTTAGATGAACAACGACATATTCCACCAAATCGGTCAGGCCCTGATGGAAAATAACCAAGGTGTTTTGCATCGAGTGTTTGAGTATATCGGCAGCACGACCACGATTATTTTGTTATGGCTTGGGACTGTCGGCGGTGCATTTAGTCGCATCTTTGACCCGAATACATGGGATATGTCAACAATCGCTAGCTTCTGCTCAATCCCCGTCGCCATCATGTATTTTCTCGCCAAGCGGGCTGAATATAAATTAGCCCAACGCAAACTTGAATTAGTGGAGCAAGAGAAAAATGCCGACTCTGGGAACTGATTCATACGTTACATCTGCCGATTACGAAGCATACGCTACTGCTCGCGGTATCAATGCTGACCTGACAAATTTAGATGCGGATTTAATCAAGTCAGCTGATTTCATCGACGCCTATTACAACTTCAAAGGTCAGCCTGTTTCCGACACTCAGGAAATGAAACTGCCAACCGACCAAGTGACTATTGCCGCAATCAAGAAAGCCGCGCTAAAAGCCGTTGAGATGCAGCAGGCTGGATTGTTAACGCTTGACCTTGCATCCGTATCAGCTGGCGCAGTTAAGCGCATTATGAGCAAGGTAGATGTGCTGGAAGAAGAGATTGAATATGAATCCGGAAGTCAATCTACTTTCAAACGGAAAACCCCTGAATTAGACATGCTCCTACGACCATTTGTTGTTGGCGGCGCTGGCTTGGTGCGCGTATGAGCTTTGATTATATCTCAGCTCGAGCTGTCGCTGATTCGCTAATTGCAGAGTTTGGCGCGCCTGTCACGCTGGCTACGCAATCAGGTCCGGCGTTCGATCCAATCACCGGCGCACCAATCACGCCAGCAGCTAGTTCATCAATCACCGGAACCGGAGTTAAACTCAATTACAAAGCCGCAGAGATTGACGGCTCAGTGATTCAGATGGGCGATTGCAAATTACTGATGTCCACTCGGCAAGCTCCATTAATCGGAATGACTGCCACACTAGGCGGCGAGTTATGGCGCGTTGTGCAGGCAAATAAACTACAGCCTGACAGCAATACTATTGTGCTTTGGTCTTTGCAGATGAGGCGATAATGAGCCTAACAACCGACCTTCAGAAAATAGCCCAGCGCAACAAAGCCAAGATGGTGAAGGTTGCGCAAAACTCACTGATGCGGATTGGTGGTAAGATGGTGTTGATGTCGCCGGTTGATACAGGGCGCTTTCGTGCAAATTGGTTGTCAGCTTACGGATTGCCGGATACAAGTAACGCAGAAACATTCGACAAGTCAGGCTCTGCTGCTATTGGCAAATTAAAATCCAGCCTTGCAGTGCTCGACACCGGCCAGTTTTTCTATTTCACAAACTCGCTACCATACGCAGAGCGCTTGGAATACGGCTGGTCACAGCAAGCACCTAGTGGAATGGTGCGCTTATCGGTGGCAAGCTGGCAGTCCATCGTCGAAGATGAAATCAGGAAGGCGAAATGATTAACGAATTCAAGATTGCTCAGCTGTTACGTGCAAAACTGCAAACTGTAAGCGGAGTGCCGGCAATCATCACTGAAAACGTCGCTGCCACAATGCAGCCAAGCGTCAGTTATCTGCGGGAATTCTGCCTGTTTGGCGAAACGTTTGACCTAGCTCTTGAGGCGAATGGCATGCAGCGGCAAGACGGCGTTTATCAAGTGGACGTTTGCACTCCGAAAGGTAAAGGCAAGTTTGAAGGGTTGGCTATTGTTGAAACATTGAAGGCGGCATTCCAGCGCCAGCCAGCCGCAATGACTGATGGCGCATTAAAGATAAACCTTGAAGGCTCAAGCACTTCACCGGCAAGAATCGACGGCGAGCACTTTGTTTATTCCTTGTCAATCCGCTGGACTGTGGTCGAGTAGCATAGTTACACGTAACCGTTTATACTGTAAGCGGATGATTGATCAATCACTAATTTGAGGGTTTTATTATGTCAGTATTGACTTCCACCGGCACCCTGCTTGCAGTAGTCGCCGCTCAGCCTGCCACAGTTGATGCTGCTGGTTTTGGCGCTTTAACTTTTGTAAACGTTGGTGCAGTGACCGACCTGCCAGAATATGGCGCATCTGCTGAGGTTGTTACCCATCAACCACTGGCAACCGGTATCACTGAAAAATACAAAGGCTTCATCAACAACGGCTCTATGTCGGTTTCATTGGCGCGTGATGCAGATGATGCTGGTCAAGCGGTTTTGTCATTGGGCGTTACCGGCATCAACAAAAACACTGAACATAGCTTCCGTGTGACATACCAAGATGGCAGCATCGACTATTTCACCGGTAAGATTTTCTCTTACACTAAAGCGCCAGGCTCTGCAAACAGCATGGTCAGCTCTACTGTGCAGATTGAAATCAACTCCGTAATCGTGGAGGTGTAACATGGCTGTTATTGCTGAAACATTAATGACCGGTCCTGGCTCTCGGGCGTTGACTGTGACCACGCTAGGTTCATCTGACACGCTGGTTTATAAGGCTGGCGCCGGCCAGGTGCTGGTGCTGGATAACGTAACAGGCGGCGCATTAACTCCGCTGATTGACGGCGCTGCCGGCACTAACGTGTCTGTGCCTGGTGTTGGTTTGATTAGTGTTGCTTCTGGCTACACCGTACCATCAATCGGCGCAGGCGCTCGCGCTGCAATCCCATTGGATTCAATCAGTGCGTTTTTGCAAGGCGTTGTTACCGTAACCGGCGGTTCAGGCATTAAGGCTGTATTGCTGTCTAATGCTTAATGGTTGCGCGCTACTAATTACGGGGCTTCAATGCCCCGTTTTTATTCATCGTTATCGCCATTATTCCAGCGATGAATAGAATCATCATCTGAGCCATATATAACTCTGTGGCAAATTTGGCACTCTATCTTTTCCATGTCTAGCATTTGATCAAAGCATGGTGCCGCACTGGTTGGAAGCCATACTGTCGGCGTTTGTCTGCAGCATTCTTTTATATTTTTCATGTCAACACCTCATAAATTCCCGACATAAGTTATGGTATCACGGTTATTTGCAACTAATGGTCCGATGAGGTTAAACTAAGCAAGGCTAGGGTAACGTGCCTGAAAAGCGGGACTCATCCAACCGCCTGCCACTAATTCACTGGATGCTAACTTGATGAGGTTATTTATGGATTTGTCCAATCTTGATGTGGTTTCGCTTGCTGAAAAAGGCGTAACCGTTGAATTAAAGCACCCTGCCACCGGCGAAACGCTGGTTAACGATAAAGATGAGCCTATGGCGATCGTCGTTGCTGGTTCAGACTCCAAAGTGTTTAAAGCTGAAATCCGCGCCCGCGTGAAACAAAACATGCTGAAGAAAACCAAGAAAGACGATGTTGACTTGGAAGAAATGGAAAAGCGCGGCGCTGAACTTCTGGCAAAATGTACGCTGTCATGGTCAGGCATTCAGGAAGATGGCAAAGCACTGCCATTCTCTGTCGCTGCAGCTCAGTCGCTGTATCTGAAATACCCATGGATTAAAGAGCAAGTTGACGCCGCCTGCTCTGACCGGTCTGAACTTTTTAAGGCATAAAAGCCGACCTAATCCTTTACGTTCAACATCTGGCATGGCTTCACAGCGTGCCAGATAGCGAATCAAACAAAGATAAATTAAGTCGGCTCGACCAATTCCATGAGCATCACATTCACCGGATATTGCCGCCAGTTGACCAAGGCGATTATCTTCTGGAAATGCTCAACCGGTGCGGAATGGTTTCACAAGGCGCTGGCGGCATAACTTCAATATCTTGGCAGGAAATAAAGGCTTTCAAAGAGCTGTCAGGCGAAGACATTGATTGGTGGGAGGCTGACGTATTGATGAGCTTGTCTCGCGCTTACGTCAGCATGTATCACCGCGCATCTGATGCGAATATGTCGCCACCGTATGAAGCTGATGATGAGGATTTGATTCAGCAGCATCGCAAAGAAGAAACAAGGTTGATTAAGCAAAGATTGCGTGGTTCAGCAAAAGAGAAAGCCCCAAATTAATGGGGCTTTTTTATTCGAGTAACTATACAAGTCTAGGCACATTAAAGAGTAATTCCAGACACAACGGCGGATAAGGAGGATCACAGTTAATCTGGCTCAACTGATGTGCAATCAGTAAATCGAATATAGTCTGCTTTCCACGCTATGGCAAGTAACGCGTTACGCGGTTATACTGAACAAAAGTTTTTGGAGCATTGTATGGCTGACCTCGCGCAAATTGGCTTTAAAGCCGACACAAGCGGATTACTCAAAGCTGAGCGCGGGCTTGATGACCTAGCCAAGCAAGGCGCGAAAACTGACCGCGCTGTATCTTCATCGATGGCAAGCGTGTCAAAAGGCTTTGCCGGCGTTGCTGCTGCGATTGGTGGTTTAGTATCGACCACTGCCGCACTGAGCAAGCTGGTATCAGTCACGCGAGAGTTTGACGTGTTAAACGCCGGATTAATCACAGCAACCGGCAGCGCCAAAGAAGCGTCAGTTGCATTCAAAGCCATTGAAGATTTCGCCACCACGACACCTTATAGCTTGGCGCAAGCAACTAAGGCGTTCACTCAGCTTGTTAACCTTGGCTTAACTCCATCCGAAAAAGCGCTGACGTCATACGGCAACACTGCAGCCGCGATGGGCAAAGACTTGTCTCAGATGGTCGAAGCTGTTGCAGATGCGACTGTTGGCGAGTTTGAGCGCCTGAAAGAATTCGGCATCAAGGCATCATCAGAAGGCGATCGTGTTTCTTTCACATTCCGAGGCATGACCACCACTGTCAGAAAGTCTGCTGATGAGATTGAAGGTTATCTGATGGGCCTTGGCAATAACGAATTCGCCGGCGCAATGGCTAACCGGATGAATACGCTAGACGGCGCAATCAGCAACCTAGAAGATTCATGGGATGGCTTATTCCGCACGGTTAGTGCTGCCGGCACAGGCGGATTGATTGAATCATCAGTCAGAGCCTCAACAGATGCAATCAGCAGCCTGTCAGCCGCTATTGGCTCAGGACAGATTGGCGCATACGTCGATGCTGCAATCAGTAAATTCTCCGGCTTTGGATTTGCCATTGAAGCTATTCTTGAAGAAGTCGGCGAGCTGTTTGCCAATGCCGGCAAGTTTTGGTATATCGACATGGCAAAGAGTGCTGATTTAATCATTGGCGCATTTGTCAGTCTGCCGGAAAACATCAAGGCGTTTTTGCAAATAGCGACCGTTGAAGTTGCTGCTTATGTTGATCGCATGGTTATCTACGGCAAGATGGCTGCTAATGCGCTTAACCCATTAACGGCTGTTTATGACCCGACCGCTGATTTTGAAAAGACCAACAACGCGAGAGCTGCGACCATCCAAAAGATTATGGATGAACGCCAAGCATCGATTGATACTTTCAAGGCCCAGCTAGACGGCGCTGACAAAGTGCGGGCAGCTTATGATAGTCAGTCTGCGGCGCTTGATTTTGGGATTGACCGGCTAGAGAGATACGGCAAGACGGCTGAATCAGTCGGCAAGATTGGCAAAAAAGCCTTTGATGATATGACAGCTGCGATGGATGAGCATTTCGAAGGCTTGGAGATGCTCGAAGAAATCGACAAAAATCGCATTGCCAGACTTGAAGAAGAAATTGAAGCGTCGCTCGAGTGGGAAGATAAAACCACAAAAGGCATGGAGACTGTCGCCACAGTCAGCGAAAAAGCCGGTGAGCGGATAGAGCAGGCTTTGGCCGATGCATTCGTCAACGCATTCGACGGTTTCGAGTCAATGGTTGATGGCATGAAAAACGCCCTCAAACGCCTGCTCGCTGAAATGGCGCACATGGCTTTGACTAAGCCGATTATGGTCAGTCTTGGCATGGGCGGCTTATTACCTGGCGGAGCAAGTGCCGCAACAGGTGGTGGCATGGCTGGCGGCTTAAGCTCTCTCAGCAGCTTGGGTGGTATTGCTGGCGGTCTTGGCGCTTTAGGCTCTGGCTTCACCGGCTCAGCTGCTTTGCTTGGCTCAGGTCAGGTCGGAACGGCTTTTGGATTAACCGGAAATCTGTTTGCTGCTGGTGAAATCATGACAGGCATCGGAGCTGCATTGCCAATCATTGCTGCGGGTGCTGCGATTGCTGGCGTGGTTAACAAGATTTCTGGCGGCGGGCTGTTTGGCACATCTTACAAAACCACTGCGCAAGACCTGTCATTGGCGTTAGGTGGCGGCGATGTATCAGGCTCTATCACTACGCAGGAAAGCAAAAAACGCGCATTGTTTGGCGGCACCAAGCGCCGTACAAGCACTGAAGCATTTGACACATCAAGCATTGATGCGGCGTTTGATGACATCCAAGACGCATTGGCATCTGCCGCGAAAAGCATCGGCATTACCGGCGCTGATGAAGTGCTGAAAAACTTCACTGCATCTTTCAACTTGTCAGTAAAAGACAAGAGCCAAACCGAGATTGACGCGGCAATACAAGAGTGGGTTGCCGGCACGACATCAAGCATGGTTGAAGCTGTATTTGGCGATATGCTCGGCGGCTTACAAGTTGAAGGCGAAACACTGCTTGATACGCTCAATCGCGTTGCCGGCAATATGGCTGCGGTTGATTCAATCACCAAATCGCTCGGGCTGAACTACGGTTTAACCGGAAAAGCTGCTGCAGAGGCTGCGACGAATATCGTGAATCTGGCGGGAGGAATTAACCAATTATCCGCGCTGTCAACGCAGTATTATCAGTCTTTCTATAGCGAGACTGAGCGGCAACTAATGCTGCAGCAGCAGTTGGCAGAGCAATTCGCGGCACTGAATATCTCAATGCCAAACACCCGAGAAGGCTTCAGAGAGCTGATTGATGCGCTCGACCTGACCACCGCTGCCGACCAAGCCAAGTTTGCGGCACTGATGCAGTTAGTTCCAGGCATGGATCAATACCTGCAGGCGCTCGAAGCTCAGCGCTCAGCATCTGAAGCTGCAGCAGAGGCGGCGCAGAAAGAAGCTGAGGCAAAAGCTGCGGCGCTCAAGCAACAAGGCTTAGATTTGCAGCTGCGCCTATATGATGCGCTTGGGCAGTCTGCTGAAGCATTGGCATTGCGCCGGCAGATGGAGCTTGCTGCTACTGACGAAACGCTGCGCGCTATGCTGTTGTCTATCTACGCGGCAGAGGATGCAGCAGCAGCTCAGCGCGAATTAGCAGCAGCACAAGATGCGGCAGCAAGCTCTGCTCGGGATGCGGCAGCAGCTGCACTTGACGCAGCGCAAAACGCATTTGGCAAACTGCAAGAGTCTGCACAGGCAGAAAAAGACCGGTTAGCAACTGAGCTTGATTTAAAACTGTCTGCCATCGATAAAGAGCGCGAAGCGCTAGAGTCTCAGCGTGATTCTGTCATTGCAGGATATGAGCAGCAGTCTCAAGCTGTGGAGCAATATGTTAGCAAGCTCGAGGGCCTGAATAGCGTTATCAACGGCTTCCTTGATTCGACTTCATCTGCTGTTGATCCGTTTAAACGCCTGACGCAGATTTTTAACGAAGCAAAAGCAGGCTTGCTACCTGACCAGTCAGAGTTGCAGTCAGTGTTGAACGGCATCAGTTCTGGCGGTGGTAACTTTGGCTCTGCATTCGAACAGCAGCGGGCAATGGCCATCGCGCGCAACCAGGCTCAAGGCATCGGCGGGATTGTCGGCGGCAGACTATCAGCAGCAGAGCAGCAATTAAGCCTGATTGAGCTGCAGATTAAAAATGCTAACGACTATTACGCTTTAGACCTTCTGAAACTTGATGAGGCAGCAGAGCTTGCACAGAAGCACCATGATGAGCAAGTTGCTGAAATCGATAAGCAGCTGTCTGAAGCGCAGAAGCAACTGAATGCTTTGCTTGGCATTGACGACAGAATGCTGACCATGAGCGATGCGCTAGAGGAATTCTACGCTTCACTTGCAAAAGCTCAGGAGCTACAGCTTGGCATTGATACACTGCAAGTCGATGCAATCAATCGTGTTGAGTCGTCTATCGTGCAAGTTGGTCAGCAGCTTGTCGAAGCGCTCAAGCCATTAGAGCGCGTTTGGGTGCCACCAACAATGCCTGACAGAGTAACAACAGATGGCGGCGGAATGCCTGCAGAAGTAGTTGCGCTGCTGAAGGAGTTAAACGCAGCAATGGAAGCCACCGCCAAACATACCAAAACATCTGCAGATGCGTTAGAATTGGCTCAGTTTGAAGCTGCAGAGGTTGCGCCATGATTGTTGTAGAGCCATTTGACATCATTGGCGGATTGCTGACCAGCTCAAGCATTCCAGAGCCTGACGCATCAGTTGGAGAGATTGTTTGGACTGCCGGCACATATAACATCGGCGATCGTCGCATCATGACATCGACACACAAACTTTATGAAGTTGTCGCCACGCCATCCACAACAGACCAGCCAGACGTTGGCGCAGCTAAAGCGGTTCCGACATGGATTGAGGTTAGTTACACCAACAAGTACCGCATGTTTGACCAAGTGAACAGTAGCCAATCGACTGACGCATCTCCGCTTGTTGTTGAAATCACGTCAGTCAAAGGCTTTAACTCCGCTGCAATATTCAACGCAGCCGGCGTTACGTCAGTCCGGTATCAGGTTCACACTGCCGCCGGCTCATTAGCTTATGACAAAACCATTGAGGCAATCGATAACTCAGAGGTGATCGACTACTGGGAGTATTTCAATCTGCCGGTGATTCAGCGATACAAATTCTTTGCTAACGACTTGCCGCGCTCAACCGGCGCAAAGCTCACTGTGACCATCACTGGTGCTGCTAACGTGTCTGTTGGCGCGTTGGTCATTGGCAACAGCATTACACTTGGCGTTGCTTGTTATGGTACGAATTTCCGCCTAATCAATTTGAGTCGTGTTGACGAAAACGACTTTGGCGATTTAGTTGTCACGCCGCGAAGAAAGTACAAGCTGATCGACTACGATGTACGCACCGAAAAATCCAAGCTAGACTTTGTTGTGAATCAGATTTCCAGGCTGGTTGACAAGCCTTGCGTCTGGGCTGGCACTGACGACACAGATGATTCAACTGTAGCTTTCGGGTACTATACTGATTTCCAGCAAAATATTGACAGTCCGGTCAAGTGTACCGCGACAATCCAGATACGGGAGCTTGTCTGATGCCATACCCACCAATTACGCCATTGCCGGCGGTGCCTAACCGGTCAGCAGAGCCAGAGATATTCTCAGATGCGGTTGATGCGTTTTTAACTGCGCTGCCAACGCTGCAGGAGCAGATTGACGCTGCCGGCACATATATTCAAGGCGTTGGCGCTCAAGTTGACGCTGACAAAACTACTACTGGCGGGCATGTTACCGCCGCTGCCGGAAGCGCATCTGCTGCTGCATCTAGCCAAGCGCTTGCGGCTGCGTCTGCTAACTTCAAAGGCGCATGGCCAAGCCTGGCTGGAGCACTGAATAAGCCGGCGTCTGTATCGCATAACGGCAGCTTTTGGGCGCTGATTAATAACTTAGCCAACGTCACAACATCTACGCCGTCATTGACTAACGCAGACTGGCAGTTTATTAGCGGCACCCGCTGGCAGGATACGCGCACGGCTAACTTCACTATAGCAAAAAATGCTTATGAAAATGTAACCGCCACCTCCGCTGTTGCTGTGGCTACTCTGCCGACTCTAGTGTCTAAAGACTTTGTTTGCGTTGCAAATAATCCAGACAGCACGCAGCTAGTTAGAATCAGCAAGGCGGGTGTTACTGTGCAGTCAAATACTGGCACAGCAGCAAGCGGCGACGACATTACCTTACGCCCTGGACAAGTGTTTTACGCCTACGCAATCAACTCAACAAATTTAAGGATTCCGAATAATGGCTGATATTCCTTTAGATGCTTTGGTAAGCGGTGGTGGCGATGGCGTTACGCTTTCTGGTTCGCAGGCTTTGGTGTTCGGTAGCGCGATAGGGTCATCAGTAGGTATCGGGTTTTCTAGCACTTCTCCTGTAAACGCTGGCAGCGCATTAACTACGGTTATGTCGCTGACAGGCAAGCGGGTGACTAGTTATATTATGATTAACGGGCTTGATACGTCAGTTTTAACTCTTAGAGTGCAGATTTTAATTGATGGCGCAATAGTGGTTGATAAAACAGAGGCGAGCGGATTAAATAACATCCTTCTTGTCGGCAGCTCACTTTTACCAGTTACTTTAAAGTCAAATAGCAGCATAGAGGTTAAGGTGCAGAAGGTAAGCGCCGTTTCCACTTCGGTTACTTACGGCTCCTTGGTGATTCAGTAATGCGCCAATTGCATATCAGCAACAAGTGGGTTAATGGATTGCCAACTGAAGTCGGGCAGCGGTTTCGCTTTATGACTGCCGGCGGATGGCAATATGGAACTTATGCGCCGGAGCCTGCGCCTGAAGTTGTTGATATGCGCATTACAAAGCTGGCGTTTAAACAGAGGTTTACGGCTGAAGAGCGCATTTTGATTCGTGAAGCTGCAGCAGTCAATCCGCAAATTTATGATTTTGAGGATTTAGTAAACGCTGCGACGTATATCGACCTATCGCGCACTGACACAATAGCTGCAGTAAATGCCATTGAGCAGGCGGGATTGATTGAAGGCGGCAGAGCTGTTGAGATTATCAGCCATCCGATTAACGAGATTGAAAGGCACATGGAATGACAAACATCAAGCTAATTTTCGGAAGAAGCTCGAAATTGGTCGGGCTGCTTATCCGGTTCTTCGATATTAGCCCATGGTCGCACGTTGCGATTTACGACGAAGAAAACGGCGTGGTGTACGAGTCAGTCGGAATGCGTTACAAAGGTCGCTTGGGGCGGCGCAAGGGCGTCATAAAGACCGACATCAGCGACTTTAAAAAGCGCTATTCGGCTTGGCGAGTAAAAGAGGTTTGGACAGATAATGGCAGCTGGCGTGAGCAGTGTGAAATGCTTGTTGGGAGCAAGACAGAATATGACTTTCTCGGGGTTATTGGCGCTATTTGGCTCTTGCGCCTGCTGCGGATTAACCTTGGCAGTAAGCATGCTCTACACTGCGCTGAATTCGCTAACGTTGCCTGCCGGAGATTTATAACCACTTACAGCCCAACTGTGGCTGATTGGTGGAGATTGTCAAAATGAAATACACAGAATTCAAGCATCTTTGCACGGAAGCCTTATTGGATTGGGGCTTACACTCCGACCATTGCGTTGAGCTGCTAGCGATGATCGCGGCGCACGAAAGTCTTGGCGGAAAGTATCGGCGTCAGGTTGGCGGAGGTCCGGCGCTCGGGCTTTACCAAATGGAGCCAACAACGCACGATTCTATTTGGGACCATTCCGACACCATCCATGGCAAAGCGCTAAAGCTCGGTATTAAGCGTGATTTATCCAAGCTCGAATTTGATGATAGGTATGCGACTTTTGTCGCTCGCGCTTATTTAGCCATGGATAAAAACCCACTGCCAAAAACACCTGAAGCGATGGCGGCGTACTGCAAGCATTACTGGAATCGCACCGGCAAGGCTACGCCGGAGAAATATCTAAACGACTGGCAGGCTTGGCGAGATGGACGCATTTAAAGCTGTCTTTGGCTTCATGTGGCAACAACCTTTGCATGTTACGCTTAGGCAAATGCGTATTGTGCCGGTAGGGCTGATTATAAGCTCACAGCTGCTTCTGTGGGAGATTGTGCGCAGCCTGAAGCAGCTAGACCCAGTTCAGGCTGCAATTGCGTATAGCGCTATAGGGATGGCTTTAATCACGGCTATCTGGCAGGGCTTAAAGTACATCAGAGAAGGCAACGTCAAAGATGATTAAATACTACTTAATGGCAGGCGCCGTAGTTGTTGCGTCACTTAGCGGCTACAAAGTCGCTGATTGGCAGTGGCAGTCCAAGTGGTCTGCGCATATGGCGGAGGATGCTGAGGCAAATCAGAAAGCGCTTGAAGAAGTTCAGAATAAACAGAAACGACTAACCGTGGAGCTTGAGCATGCTTACAAGACTGCAAAAGATTTACAAGATAAATACGAATCTGATCGCATTGCTGCTGCTGACTCTGCTCAGCGGTTGCGCGACCAACTCAACAGAATTAAAGCCTTGCCCGCAAATGGTGATTCCTCCGCTCTCCGCGTCAGCGCAAACGCCGCAACCGACAGAATTGTGCTGGGAAGGCTGCTTGAAGAGTCTGACAGATTGGCGGGAGTCTACGCAGCAGAAGCTGACAGAAATCGAATAGCACTGATTAACTGCAGCGCAGAATACAATGCAGTCAGAAAAGCCGCTAATTAGCGGCTCTTTTAATCACATTATGCACCGTGCGAGTGGTGCATCCTACCCTGCTGGCGATGTATTTCGGCTTATACAGCAACCGGTGCAACCGCATGATTTCAGTATGGCGAGGGTTCGCCTTTAGCCGCAGCGGTACGCCTGACCGCTTAGCGAGCGCCACAATCGTCATCTGATGCATACCGAGTTCGTGCGCTGTAACCTTCAGGGGCACTCCGGCGATGTACTGCCGCAACGCCTCTTGATGAGTTTCAATTGGCAGCATTTCTAATCTGCCTCCAAACTTGGCGCACATAAATTGGACTACAGCCAAGCTCATCTGCAACGGCTTTTGCATCGTTACAGCCAAACTTTGCAGCAATCTTTTCCGCATAGCCTTTATCACGCTTTGGCACAGGCAATCCGTAGCGATACCGCGCCAGCCTGACGCAATCTGCGGTAGTGCCAAGCAACTCTGCCACTTGCTTATTGGTCAGCGTCACAGGCTGCTGCAGAATCATCTGAGTCATTTTTGATTGTGTTTTCATCCTATTTCGTCCCATTCCCGCTTAAAATCACGTTTCGCCTTTCTAGGCTTCTTTTTTGCTTCGCCAGGATAATTCATGGCATAAAGCACTGCTAACACTATCAGCACTAAGCTGATGAACATATCAGACCAGAATGTTGTATCGCTCATGATAGGCAGAATCCAAAAAATACCAATATCAAAACCAATGCCATAACAAACACATAAACATTAGTCAGCGACCATATCACCGCCGCAAAAAACGCAGTCCAAAACAGCAGCTGCGCGATTGCGGATAGGATTGTGCGTGCTTTCATTTCTTCACCGTAACAAATGATGCGCGACCTACTAGTGCAAGGTCCGTGAGCACAGGCAGCACGTACAGCCAGCCTGTAAAATTTGCACCTATAAAGTGCTCTGCAATTGCAAATCCGAAAGTAATCATTCTGCACCGCCTTGCTGTTTGGTGAATTTAGCAGCTGCGGCAACAAAAAACGGCCAAAGCACAAATCCGAAGAACGACAACAGTACTGAGCCTCCGATATTGTTAACAATTGAAAGTCTTGATTTGACCGTCAGCAAGCACACCAGAGATAGAGCAAATGTAGCCCAGAAGTAGTAATCGAACATCACTCCACCTCGCCTTGCCGGATGCGTTCATCGCATACACTGCATTTATAGATTTTTGCCAGTGCCGCGATGACGGCGCAGTGTATTGTTGATAGCTTCATAGCCGCTCCTCGATTCTTTCCGCATGTTTAATCACTTCAGCCACGCCATAACGCAGCGATTCTGCTGCACATCGTGCGTTACTACCCATGCTGCGATTGTAGTCATACTGATAACCAGCCTGCTCGCAAAGGCTGCTGAGCTTGTTAAACAGCTGGTCACGATTGCGGCAGTTGCTAAGCTCGCATTTTGCTTCTGATAGTGGGGTCATTTGATTGCCTCCAACGCTTTAAAAGTTAAATCCAAAACAACAAACCAAGCAACAAAGCAAAACAAGCCGACACCAATATATTTAGACGCAGTAGCTAAACGCTCAGCCAACCGCAAATCATCGTCGCAGCGCTTGTGGTTGTTTACGTAGTCGATTAACGGCATTTCCTTTTTCATAAGCTCACCCTTCCGTGTGTCTGGTTTGTGGTAGTCAATAAAGTTGTTCATAAGCACCTCAATTTGAGGCGTACAGCTTAATCGCCTAGTAAATAAATGACTCTAAAGTCTGTTTAACTTTCTGCAGCTCTGCAACTGCGGTTGATGCGTTAAGGTCGATTGGTTTTGTGCCAAAAATATGGCGCTCTTTTGCTGCGTGCCAAATTCTAAAGTGCGCCCAGCTGTTGCTAAATTCTAATGTTGCATACTGCTCTGTAAAAGTGCCAACCACATGCATACAATCAAAGATGTAACACAGCTGACTAATCTCGCCAATCAGCTTGATGATTTCAGGTTCTGCGCCGGATTGCATAATTACGATTGCTTTGCGGCGTTTTTCTGCAGGCCATCTTCTGACAGTCTCATGGCTTAATCCAAAGTATTCTGCGATTTCTTTATGCTTCATTTCATCCTCCAGTTGTTATGTGGTAATGGTATACCACTACCACAGCATGTCAAATTTTATTTCACTGGTCAGATGACTTAAACGTCATTTTCAACAAAGCCTCCGCAACTCTTGCGTCAGTCTGCTCTGCAGCAAATGCGGATGCAAATTCAATTTTCTTTACTCTCCACGCTTCTGACGCATCATCTATGTTTGCGTATCTACCCAGGTGATTCCCGCTTCCACACCTAACTTGAAACTTTTTTGTTTGAACGCAAATTGTCACACCCTGCGGAAGATTTCCTCTTCTCTTTTTCAGGTATGCAATAAAGTTGTTTAAGCGTTTTGATATAAAGCAGCATCGATCTGGGCCGTAAATCTTGTTGCCAGCAATCAGTAGATCCTTATCCAGATGCTTTCCTTGCCAATCCTGCCGCTCCATCCAGCGCTTGAAATTACTGAAAGTTAGCCACTCATCACAAACAGAGCAATCAACGTAAGTGGGTTGTCTTTTTTGATATTTATCAGAGTAACAGCGCATTAGCATGTTTCGCCACGCCTGATAAAACGGACATCTGAATATCAGCTTCTTTTTTGGGCCAGAGTTATCGTATTTTTCTGTCACATAATCAGAATCGTTAACGCCAACGCCTTCAACTAGCTTTCTATTTCCAGTCATATAATCCACCATAAAATTAAACCCCACGCAGTTGAGACGGGCTGTAGCAAGCCACCTGCATGGGGTTCAAAGTTCTGCTACCTGTTTATCCTGCTTTTGGCAGTCAATCAGCTTGCGTCTCACGGCTTACTGATGAGTGCATTATATCATAAATTCGCCTGATTAGTAGCGCTGAGATAGCTCAACGCAATGTGGTGTGCAAGTAATTAATTTGTGGTCAGACCAGCCAATCAATTTGCTCAGATGCAAAAGCTTCACATGACTCAGTGCAGCCTCCGGACTCTTTGCGCTTCATACTTCTGATGGTGTCGTATATCTCATCTCTGCTGTGCAGCTCGAACTTGGCTATGATTGACTCCATGGTGTTGCTGCCTCGATACATGACGCCTTTTTTGATGTGCTGGGTATAAGTTTCAACAAACAAACCTTCTGTTTGTTTTTCTATTGGCTGGTTGAGTCTGTCGCTGCCAGCTTCAATCGCTGCAATCCATTCAGCTGCAAGCTCCGGCTCATCTCTGGCCGCAAGCGCAAGTTTGTTGATTGACTTCTTAATACAGAAAACGCAGTTTCCAAGATGTTCTTGAATTTCCAAATCGAATGGCATTCCTGCCCAAAAATCCAAAACATCATCTTTTTCAAAATCGGTAATTTCAGCCATGTAGCGTAGTTTTGGGTTTCTTCCAATTTTCAGGCGCGCAGGCTCATCAGCCCGGATACCAAGCCATGTTGTGAAATTTCCTTTCCCGTACTTGTTGTTGCAGTATTTGTCGTACGTCTCTTCCTTCATGCGGCTAGTGCACCACGCACTCATGACAGTTGGTGCGCCATACTTACGCATAAGCTGCGCGAACGGACCGCTAATCATATCGTGCTTGCAATCATCAATCGGGACCACTTTGTAATCATGCCCGACACCAACGGGTTGATTGAAGTCTCCATGAAGACAAGTCAGCTCAATACCAAAATGCTCAACGCACTTTTTGATAAACTCATAAGTTTTTGGATGCTCTGCGCCTGTATCCATGAAAATGTATTCTACATGGTCAGTCCATTCGCCGGATTTGCGCATTTGTTCGATAAGATAAACAAGATAGGCAGAAGTTCTTCCGCCTGAAAAGCTGACAACGTGATTCATTTTGCCACCACTGAAAAAATAATTAATAGAATTACGGCTGGGCTAAGAATGGCGGCAGTTATAAATACAAATGATTTTTGCGACTTGGTCATATATAGCTCCAATGAATTAAAAGGAGCCATATCTCTATGGCGGGTAAGGTTCTAGCGCGGAAGTTAATCATAGTTTCAATTTAATTGTTGTGCAAGTAGCGCCGCGTGGGCGCTGGTTGTTGTTATATTTAACTGGAGTGACAGAAACCGGATGAACCATGAAGCGCTCATATATGGCTTCTGGAACTTCCTCCTCTGGCGTTTCTGTCACTATCGTAAACTTGCTGAGGTCTGGCAAAACGACATGATAAGCCTTTATGGTATTTCTCCTTTGACAATTAGTGTCGCAACATCACGCACATCATCGCGGCAAATCTCATGCACCTTTAACAGCGCTTCTTTTCGCTCTGACTTTGGTATTTCGGCAATCCATGCTGCGTCAGCATAAATCATGATCATCAGTGCGTGGCTAACTTCTGCATCAACATCGTTAACCGTCAGTTCTTTATCAAGCAGCTTATTAAACTGCTCTGCATGGTTTTTTATCTTTTGCCAATCCATACTTGCAATGCCTCCAACGCTGATTTATGTCCGAGCGCAACACACACAAAAGCGCCCATTGTTTGTGCTGTTGCTAGGTACTCAAGCTGGTCTGGCTCCCAGTGGCATAGCGTATGGTCTAGCCGCTTCAGCTCGCAGATAAAAGGATAGTGAACCGGTATAATGATGTCGCTCGCGCCTGGCGTCATACCTTCTGCCTTTTGTCTCTGCACCTGCTGCATTGTGCGCTTTCCCTCGTTGCGCGGGTGTATCGCTATACGGCCCAACTCTGGATAGTCACGGCGAAGCGTGTTGAAAAACGTGATTTGCTCAGCGCTCTCTACTGGGCATTTTTTGTTTCGGTAGTCTGTGTCGCCGTAGACTGGTAGCCAATCAGGGAATTTCATTTAACTCATCCTCGTTGTACGCAATGACACGGAAGAAACTTGTTCCGCGTTCTTTTGCTGCCGTTATTGTTCTCGGCATGGTTGGCTTTGATGCAATGAATTGCTCCGCTGTTTTTGGTGCCAACCCATTGCAGCAGGCATCACAAAGTTTAGCCCATGCTTCAAGCGGTGCTTGATGGTGCGAATCCGAATATTGTTTATACCAAACCGTAAATGTCCGATACTCAGTAGTGAAGTCAATTCTTAGCGTTGTGTTGCCTGCCTGACTAACCCACTCCTGCGGACGCCATGACAGCAACTTGTCGCTTGTCGGCGTGTATGGGTCTTTTTTTATCTTGGTAAATTCTATTTGAAGTTTTTCGTTTGGGTCTACCAGCTCTGTTCTGCATTTTTCACAATACCGGGCAGTTATATCGTTTTCATGTTCACACTCATGGCAAGTTTTAACGCTCCACCTGTAGCCGCAGCGCTCGTTAACTCCTTTAACAATGGTTGTTCCGTAGCATCTTCTGCCGTGGTGTGCCGGCATATCTCCGTTATCTGTCTCTATTCTTCTTCCGGACAGGTCTATAAAATACCCATACTTATCTATGTCAAATTTATCCGGGTTGCTTCTGCCGGTGAATTCATTGTCAAATCCGCAAGATGGGCAAAGTGCAGAAACACCTCCTGACTCACCACCTGACTTTCTTGCAGTTATCTTTGGGTTAAACAGGTCTCCATCCGGGCAGTGACGCTCAAGGTTTTTTGCATAATCCAGAACCAAGCAATCAGGCTTTTCGCTTTTCAGTATTGCTACAGGATTTCCAGCGGTTGATGGATCTACAAGGCGCAAACCTCGGCCAATTATTTGCTGCAACAGTCTTACAGATTCTGTTGCGCGCAATATAGCCACAACATCAACATGCGGAGCGTCAAAGCCAACTGTTAAGACTGATACGTTCACCAGGTACTTAAAATGGCGTTTTTTGAATCTTGATATGATTAGCTCGCGATCTGCTTTTGATGTTGCGCCGTGAATTATCTCACTGTTTTCTTTTGGCAGGCTTTCCATGATTTCATATGCATGGGCAACCGTAGCAGCGAATATCAGAACGCCATTCCTTGCATATGACTTCTGCACGATGTCGGCAACGATAAACGAAGTCAGCCGGCCTTTACCCTCAAAAACCTGCTCAACATCTCTTGCATCAAACTGACCTCTGCTGTTTAACTGGAGATTGTCAGTTTCATATCCTGCAACATGGTCTAAGTCTGCATGCGGTGGAGTCAAAAAGCCACGCTCAATAAGCTCGTGCGCGTCTACCCGGTAAAGCAATCTTTGGTAAAACGGATCGATGCACTCAGTTTCATGCATAGGCTTTCCGTCTTTGTCATATGCGTAAATATAGCCAGTGCCAAGCCTGTAAGGAGTCGCAGTCAATCCAAGAACGCGCAACTTTGCGTTACGCTGGCGTAACTGTTCAATTATTTTTTGTACAGTTGGAGTTATGCCGTCCCCTTCGTCAATGATAACGCAAGCAAAGTTGCTGCCGAATTTTTCAATGCTGTTTGACACCGTTTGCGGAGTGCCAAAAACAACGTTGTTTTTTAAGCATTTGCCAATGCTTGCGCAAAACACAGACGCAGGAAGCCCGGTTGATAAATACTTTTCCCGGTCTTGCTCAACCAATTCTTTTGATGGAGCAAGAACAAGCGTTTTTTTACCTGTGTTTTCTTCAAGCCATTTAGCAATTAGCGCAATAATAAAAGACTTGCCTGCCCCGGTTGCTAAATCCAACACAGCCGGGTCAATGCATCTCTTCATCCAAGATATAGCGGCATCAACTGCCGCTTGTTGGTAGTCGCGCGCCTGCATTACTTGATCGTCCAATATTCAGAGGAACTGCCGCGATACGCTTCAAGGTCAGCATCAGGCAGTAAATCTTTTACAGCCTTAGCGTATGCGATACTGCCCTGGCGCTTTGCCAGCGTTACATTTAGATCGCCAACCTTCCCGCCTTTGCCATCAGTCGCAGTAATTAATGCCTGCTTGGCTTCTTCAAGCTCACTTTCGGCAACTTCTAACGCAGCCTTAGCCATTTTGTATCGCTGAACTAACTCTCCGCCGTCAATATACCGCCATGCGTTTTCAGGCTTTCTCTGCTCTAAATACTCGTTATAGAACTCAAGCAGCTTAGGAAGAGTCTTTTCAATAAACTGCGGATCAAAGTTAACTCTGGTGCAGTTGTCGCCATATGGTGACCACTGGTAAAAGTCACACCACATACGCCCAGTGCAGAACATCTCATATTGCATTTGCGCGTAATAATGCTCCTGCTCGCTGATGTGCTTAAACTCTTCTGCACTATGGCGCATGCCATACGGGCATTTGATTTCTAACAGGCCATCATCGCCAATCAATCCATCTGGAGACGCGCCTAGCCACTCGAAGTTTGGATGCACATAAAACCCGCACTCAACAACTTCGCCGCGCTGCATAACGTAGTCAGCCAGTGCGTTAGGCTCGTTGTTAACTCCGTACTCTGTGGCGACATTACCTTTGAATTCTGATGGCTGACCATGGTATTCACGCACCATGCGGCGCATAACATCAGCTGGTGATGCAAATGGCGATAAACCTAAAATCGCACCGATTGCACTGCCTGTGATCCGATTTGCTCTTGCTTCAAACCATTCTTGTGAACGCTGTTCCATAAAACCCTCCATTAAACGGCGCATCCATGCGCCATTCAGTTAATTAAAATCCGATGTCGTCGTCGCTGATTTCTGGCTCAGGCTGAGGAGCTGGCGCAGCTTCTTGCTTTTTCAGCGGAGACACAGCGCTAATCCAGTTGCCAGTTGCCTTTCCTGTCCCGTCAGTTTTATCAATTGACCAAATCTTCAACAGCAGAGCCATTGGCTTATTCATCAGGTGCTTCTGTAGGTCTTGGTCGCCAGGTGATGCGACTTTCAGCAATCCGCCGCCGGCGTTAACGGCAATAGCCGCCAGCATCTTTTTGGCCTTGTCTGCTTTTTTCTGGTCAAAAACTTTAACCTTTTGGAACACCTTGCGGCCCTTAAATTCCACCGGGGCCAAAACGTTCCAGCGCAGGCTGACATAACGCTCGCCTTCGTATTCGTCCCACTTCGCTTCGTCAATCGCCGCCTTGACCTGAGTGTTATCAGGAATTGGCTCAATAGCGCCGCCTGATTCAAAACTGCCTGAAGTATCTAATTTTTCGTTGCTGTCTGATAAATTCCAAAATGACATAATTATTCACCTTTCAAAGTTGGTACGTAGTTAACAAATGGGTTTTTGCCGTGCGGAACATCTAATGGCTCAGTGATGCCAAACCGGTTTTTACTGACGTTAGCCGCTGTCGTATGACAAACAGCAATACGGTTGCCGCTGCTGATTGCTTTTTTGCGCTCACCATCGCCGGTTGTAAATGTTTCAAGGCGCAGGTAAGCAACCAAGTCAACGTTATCCACATAGTGCGGCACTGATTTCTTGTGCATGCGCAGCTCATAGCGGCTGTATGGATCTTCATCAGGAAGCTCAACAGTTGTAATGTCGCTATGTGCGATAAACACAACATGCATGCCACGCTGCTCATTCAGCATCTTTGCGGCTTTACGAACGCGGCCATGCAGCGCTGACACTGCACCGTAACCGGCACCGTAACCGCCGTTAGCTTGCGCCAGGCTCTTTGGTTTCTTTGGGTCGGACTCAATGACATGCTCAGCAAAAAGCGTTTCAAGCTGAGTTACAGAGTCAATCACAACAGTTTTGTAGTCGTGATCATCTTTAATCAGCGCTGTTAATTGCTCCCAGAGCTGGTCAACCTTGGTGACAACCGGGAAAGCGTCGGGACGAATATCAGACGGAACAGCCTGCAAACCATCTTCAATACGAATAAAAATTGGTTTTGGAAATGTGGCGGATAAAGTGGTTTTACCTGTGCCTGCATCACCTGTGATTGTGGCGATAACTGGGCGGTCTTGCGGTTTAGTAATTGTTGATAGCAGTGACATAATTGCCTCCTTCTTTTCTCTCTCAACGGTTGCAAATATGGCATAGGTAATTTATGCTGTCAACACTGACTGAAGAAATTTAAACATTAAAAGGTGAAACAATGCTAACACTAGATAAAATCAAAGAATTGCTGAAAGACACAAACTTAAGTGCTGTTGCCCAATCTGTGCAGGTGCATCCAAACACCTTATACAGGTTGATGGATGGTCAAGAACCAAAATACAACACAGTTAAAGCTCTTTCTGACTACTTCGAAGATAAGGGGTTTACGAATGAATCAAAATGATTTTTGGCAATCCGGGCTGCGTGTTTTTGGATTGCTTGGCAGTCATGACCATGACGGAACTGAATTGGATGAGAAAGAGAAATTCAAAAAGCCATATAGCAGAAGTTGGCAGCATACCCCGGATTGGTCTGAAGATCAGTTCGACATCATGCATGAAATGGGGCAATTCGATACCGGTTATGGCGTATTGGTGTACGGCTTATTAGTTGTTGATGTCGATGCCAGAAACGGCGGAGTCGCTTCTTTTGAGAAACTTTGTGCTGATTTGAATATTGATTTACTTGGCATGGCCGGGCTGGCAGTAAAAACCGGGTCTGGTGGCGGTTCCATGCATTTATATTTTAAATCTTCTGACGGCATGGCATTGGCACAAACGCACAAAGACTATCCTGGCATCGACTTTAAAACGTCAGGGTATGTTGTTGGACCATCATCCATGCATGCTAGCGGTTCTATTTACGAAACGATGCACGGACATCCTGACGACATTGAGACTGCCCCGCAAAAGCTCCTGAATATTCTTAAAAAGCCAGAGCACCACAGGACTGAGTTTAACGGAGAGCCGCTAGATATTACCGAAAGCGACATTCGCGCAATGCTCGAATACTACCAAAATTCAGACGTTGATTATGAAGAGTGGATCCGCGTAGGCATGGCAATCCATGATGCCACATGCGGTAACGGTTTTGACATTTGGGACGACTGGAGCAAGGCAAGCAAAAAATATGATCCATCCTTCATGCAAAGGAAATGGCACAGCTTTGGTAAGGGCAGCAGCTTGGTTACGATTGCCACCATTATTCACCATGCCAAGCAGAACGGATGGCGCACCACATACGACGATGTGACTTTTGAATCCTCTTTGGTTGATGATACTGTCCAGCTGGACACGTCAGGAATTGACTTAAAGCGCCCTCCTGGCTTCGTTGGAGAATTGGCAGAGTGGATTAATAGCCAGTGCTATTACCCAAGAGAAAATTTATCGGTCGCTGCGGCACTCAACGCAATTGGTTCTATTGGCGGCATCAAACACTCAGACTCACTAAATGGCTTTAGCGCAAACTTGTACAGCCTTTGTGTTGCCGGCTCATCAACTGGGAAAGAAGCAGTGCAACAATGCTACGCCGCATGCCTGAACGCAGCAGGGATTGGTGACGCAATGCACGGATCCATCAAGTCAGAGCAGGAAATGATGCGCAACTTTATCCGGCATCAATCAGCCTATTATGTAATCGATGAATTCGGAATTTTCCTTAGAAAGCTGGTTAACGCCGGCAGCAAATCAGGCGCAACCTACCTAGAAGGTGTAATCGGATTAGCAATGTCAGCATACAGCAAAGCAAATGACTATCTGCCAATCAGCGGTGACCTAAAAGAATTCATCCGCACAGAGCTGCAAAAAGAGGCAGCAGCATGCAACAAAGCAATAGACAACAACGAAGATAAAAACGGTCGATTCAGCAAAAGGCTTGAGCAGATTTATAAACAGCTTGATAGCTTAAAGCGCGGCATCAAAAACCCATATGTAACGCTGATGGGGTTTACCACGCCAGTGACATTTAACGAGCTGGTCAGCTATGAGATGGCAACCAACGGCTTTATCAGCCGGGCAATGATATTTGATGAGCCTGAGACAAACCCAAAGCCAAACAAGCGGTATAAGGGCGGCGGAATGCCATCTAGAATCGAAAACATGCTATCAGGGCTTTACAGCATGGGAGATTTTGATCAAGAAGTGTCTAGGGTTGAATGGCATGGCGACAAAATAAAAATAGAGACAGACGACCAGGCAAAAGAACTGCTTTCTTTAGTTGCTCAATCATTCTGGGATATGGCAGAGTCCGCAAAGGAAAATGGACTAGAAGCTATCCCACGCCGTGGCTATGAGTTGGTGGCGAAAATTAGTTTTATCCTGTCTATCCCAGAGGGGATCCGAACATATGAACACGTCAGATGGTCTTATGCCCTCGTTAAGTCAGACATTGAACGCAAAATGCGCCTGGCTTTTTCTAACATGCAAAAAGAGGATGACCCAGCAAGTTCTATTGCTGCAAAAATACAAACACTGCTTTCAGACTCTCCTGAAGGCGTAACCAAGGGCGTTATCATCAACAGATGCCGGCCATCAAAACGTGAGGCAGTTGATAAGGTGCTACTAGAGCTAACCAGCAGACAGCTAATCTTTGAGCAGACAACAAAGAAAACATCAAAATACACACTAAACCGCCAATAGGCGGTTTTTTTATTGTCTATGTTTAATAGTTGTTAAATAGCGCAACTTAGTGTTAATGCACTATGCACCTATGGTTAAATCAAGAATAATTACAATATAAATCAATAACTTGTATTTTGTTAGCGATGTTAGTTAGTTAGTAGCGCCTAGAGAAATAAATACATAGATATACGTATATTAGATACATAGTATAGATACACTAAAGGTACTGATTTAGAAATTGAAAAATATATTACTACTATATAACTATCTTACTAAGTAACTATAAATAGTTGATTTTAAAGGATTGCATGGCGTTAGTTCCTAGTATCGGCACGCTAAGTTGCGCTAAGTTGCACTATGCAACTCATCCGACCAGTTTGCATTATTTAACCCAGCTGGTATTCTTGATTTACTTAAACAGCGGAGAGTGGATATGACAATTAAAAACGGAGATTTGCCGGCAGCACCAACAATTTATGCAGACATGGCAGCAAATGGGCAGCGGGAGATTTATTGTGACCAAACAGGCCTAACCAAGCGCGAGCAGTTTGCAATGGCTGCTATGCAGGGTTTGACTGCAAACGCAGGAGCAAATCTTACTTCTGATAGTTTTCACGTATCAGCAGCAGTAAAAGCAGTCAAATGCGCTGATGCACTGCTGGCTGAACTGGAGCGCACAAAATGACAGCATACGACAACAACTATCTACACGAACACGCCGCTGACACGGCAGCCAAACACGACGCCGCACTTGATGCAGCTCGGGAGGCTGTTGTGGTGACTGGTTATGATTTTGGCATCTGCCTGTCATTTGTCACACAAGAGCAAGCTGACCAGTTTTTTCAGATGGTCGTTGATTCAAATGACCAGGAGTTGCGGCACATTGTTAGGTTGATTTGTGCTGATGTAATTGACAGAAAGGCAAGGCAGATGGTGGAGGTAAGTGAATAATGGAATTAATCAATATTGTGGCTGCGGTAATTGGTGGAGCGGTGGTTGCAGTTGTAGCTCTTTGGCCTATATGGTTGCCAATTTGCATTATTAAAATATTTCAGGAGCAATCAAAATGACCTACACACGCGAACAGCTTGAGAGGGTGAGTGATTTTGAGGTAAATAAGGCGCTTGCTCAAAAACTTGGGTTTACTGTTGAGCAGCACAGCATTGTAAATGTCGGCTTGCAATGGTGCATTGTTGATGAGGATGGAAGTCTTTGCCGCATTAAAAAATACTGCAGCAACTGGAACGACATCATGCCTCTGGCTGTTGAGTATGGCATCAATGTAAATCCAAACGCTGGAAGTGCCTACGCTGTATTGCAGCCAAAGAATAAATTCAGGTTTTGCGATGACGGCATTCCAAACGCACAGCGCGCAATAGCCTGCTGCTTGCTTATGATGGAGATTGGAAAATGACTGCAAAGTTTACTGATGTTCCTTGGAGTTTTCCTTTGTAGATGCTAAACTAATTGCGGAAAGTAATTAGAGGTGCGTCATGAATCATAAAGATAATCAGGTTTTACTTGATACGATTGGAAGAAAGAACAGAAAGCTTGAAGACAAAACCTGTGAGGCTTGCGGCCGAGCGTTTAGGCCAAGAGCCTCAACAGCAAGATTCTGCTCAAGACCTTGCTTGTGGTCAAAAAATGGCGGGCACAACAAGAAAAAAGAAGCTTGGTTTAAAAACTCTAAAGGCTATATAGAGGGCCGCGTGTGGATTGATGAGCACACGCAAATCAGAGTTAAGCAGCATAGATGGATTGTTGAATGCTATTTAGGAATAAAGCTTGATCCAAGCGTTGACGTGCATCACATCAACGGAATAAAGGATGATAACAGAATAGAAAACCTAGAAGTAATAGAGCACGGCAAGCATTCAACAATTCACAACTTTGAAAGAGAGTACAAAAAAGGGTACAAAATGAAAATCAGCGACAAAGAAAGGCAAAGACGTTCCATCATGGCGTCAGAGGTAAAGCCTTGGTTAGCAAAAGCCAGAGGCGAGGTATGAGAAAGAAATCCATCGAAAACGACAACTACAAAGCCATCATGGCAGCTGTTGACCGTGGATTTACTAACCGCGCTGAGATTGCGCAGATTGCTGGGTGCAGTCCGTGGGTCGTGCATTATCATCTAGGTGTTATCCATGACCCGCTACAATGGGAAGCCGACAGAAAGCGCCACGCAGAGTTTTTTGATGGGCTTAGTCCGCAGGCTGAATATGACAGGCATACAGAAAAAAGGAGAGGCTGTGATGACTTTTGAAGAGTTCGATTCGGAAAATGAAAAAATGATTAGAGGTGGAATTGCTGTATTTTGCTTCTGTGCTGGGCTTTTGGCGTCAGCTATGTTTACTGCGGTAGTAACATCTGCGGCAA